GCATCTACTGCATCGGCACCATTTACAATGGATGAAGATGTATTAGTATCGTTTGTTGTTACAGGTGAAAAAGGTGCACAAGGTGAACAAGGAACTCAAGGAGAACAAGGCATTCAAGGTGAAACTGGAATTCAAGGTATTCAAGGTGAAACTGGAATTCAAGGAGAACAAGGAACACAAGGTGAAACTGGAACTCAAGGTATTCAAGGTATAACCGGTACAGGTACACAAGGTATTCAAGGGGAGCAAGGAACTCAAGGTATCCAAGGTATAACTGGTGCAGGTACTCAAGGTATTCAAGGAGAACAAGGAACTCAAGGTGAAACTGGAACTCAAGGTATTCAAGGTATAACTGGTATAGGAGCACAAGGAGAACAAGGAGCACAAGGAGAAACAGGTACAGGTACACAAGGTATTCAAGGTATAACCGGTAGTACTGGTTCTGTTAGTGGTACCGTTGCATACGGTTCTATGTTGCTATCAACTGGTGCTGCTGCCTTAACAGTTACTAATTCTTATGTAGGTTTATTATTACCTACTGGTGAATTAAATCAAATGTCATTCATTAATTCAGGTGGAAGCCCACAAGGTAATGTACTAAGTATTAATGCTAATGAAGCTGGTAATTATGAACTTAACTTTAGTCTTAGTGGAACAACATCAACAAATGATGATATTTTTACCGAAGTATTTGTTAATGGTAGTCCGTATAATGGAAGTGGTGTTACCGAGGTACGAACAAGCTTCACTGGAACTCTTTTTAATAGCATGTCTACTGTAGACATATTAGATCTTAATGGTGGTGATCAAGTTGAAGTAAGAATTAAGTGTTCAACTGCTAGTATAAATTTAACGCCATCTAATATTTCACTTACATTAGTTAAACTTGTAGGTAATGGTGTACAAGGTATTCAAGGTAATACCGGTGTACAAGGTACTACTGGTGCAGGTACACAAGGTACTCAAGGTATAACCGGTACACAGGGTGAAACTGGAACTCAAGGTGAAACTGGTACAGCTACACAAGGAACAACTGGTACCCAAGGAATAACTGGAAGTCAAGGTACTACTGGGACTCAAGGTACTAATGGTACCCAAGGAACAACTGGAAGTCAAGGAATAACTGGAAGTCAAGGAACAACTGGTACTCAAGGAACAACTGGTACCCAAGGAATAACTGGAACTCAAGGAGAACAAGGAACTCAAGGAAATCCTGGAACAACAGGAACTCAAGGTTTAAAAGGTATTCAAGGTATTCAAGGTATTCAAGGTATAACTGGTTCTCAAGGAGTAACTGGAACAGGTACACAAGGATCTACTGGTTCACAAGGAGCAACTGGAACAGGTACACAAGGATCTACTGGTTCACAAGGAGCAACTGGAACAGGTACACAAGGATCTACCGGTGCTCAAGGAATAACGGGTGCACAAGGAACCTCTGGTAGTAGTGGTGGCTCGTTCGAAGTTCCACTTATGGAAACTAGTTATCAAATAGGCCGTAATATTTTGCCTGTAAGTGCAAATTCATATTATGTTGGTGATCTAAACGGCTGGGATTCAAAGAGTTGGACTAATCAGTCTACTCATTTTATAGTAGGTACTACCCTAGGAAATGAAGCTATGAATTGCGGCATACCTTTAGTTTATGATATAGTTAAAGGCGTTAGTCAAATAAGAGTAAGATTTACTTATTTTGCTGAGTTTAGTGCGGCCGCGCAAACCGTACCGCAAATTATATTAAGACCTTATAAGTGGACCTGTGGTGGGTTTAATGGTGGGCAAGATTTGCAAATGGTTTCAGTAGGTGGCGAGCAATCTCTTACCTTAACTAATATCGGTAATAATTTCTGGTATGGCTGTGGAGACTTCACTTATCCAATTACCGAAGCAAATGGTGGTGGGCTTTTAGCCGCGGCTACTGGAGAGGCAGAGCCTGATAGATTATTTTTTGGATGGCGAGCTAATTCACTACAAGCAGTTACACACGCTCAGGGTGGTCAGATTAGTATAAAGTCTTGGGTTGAATCTTCAGTAATATAAACAATTTACTTTTTTTGCATATAATAATTATAAATGGATAATAGTATGGAAAATACAGAAGAAGTAAAACTTCAGTGGATTAAGGGCGATAAGTTTGGTAATGTAGAAATTGTTAATGGTACACAAGATCAATGGACCACGTTTAAGAGTGGTGGTAGAATAGCAACAAATTTAATATCTGAATTCTTAGAACCAGTTGTTGGGAATGCATTAGATTTAAATCCACCACAAACAATAAAAGATCCTCATAAGCTAGATAATCAAGATTTAGAAGGAACTGACATGAAATGGGTAACTAAAAAAGCTACATCAGAAACCATATCACCTATTAGAACTCTTTTTGATAAACAGAAAAAAAATGATAAAGTAAAACTTAATCTTTCCTTTCCAATTGAAGTTCTTAATAAAGCTATATATGAAATTATAAGTTCTTCATTTGATGCGGATGAAGTTAACGATGAATTAGAATCTTTTATTAAAGATCAAATATCTGAAGACTTAATTTTAGATAGTCTTTTTGATAGCATTAGAGAATTAATTAAAACTAGATATAAAATTGACTAAGCAATTTAAGCTATAATATATAATAAAATCAATCATATGACACAAGCACCAAATAGAAGACAGAGAAGATTAGCAATGAAGTATCAAGGACTTCTTAAAGCAAAGAGTAAATTACCATTTCATAAGTGGATGGAAATTACTAAAGAGAATATAGAAAGAGGGAAAGAATTACATGCTGCTAATACTGATGCGGTTGAAAAATCAATAGCCGAAAGATTAGAGAGTATTGAAGAAAGACAAATAATAGCTTGGCGAGAAGTAGGATATAATGAAAATGAGATTAAGTTACTGAGAGAGGCTAATGCAATATTAATGGTTAAGGATAAAGAGACTTGGCAGTCTGATAAAAAAGACGCTAGAAAAATGATGAGGGATGCAAGAGAATCTTTAAATAAAAGACTTAATGATTAAAATTGTTTTAGAGCCTGCAAGAAATGGCGTTATCAAAAGAGTGATTGATGATAATCACGGAGGAGGAAAAGAACAATGGACTTCAACAGATGTTTTTGAATCTAATGATAGTAATAGAAACAAATATGAATACATAATGAAATTCTTTTTTGAACTATGTGAAGACTTAGGGTTGGAATGTGGTAACAAATTTGAAAAAGATGTATTAAGAATTAAGACAGAGTGGGGAACTCACTATGAGCCTAACAAGAAGGACGTAGAAAGCAAAATAAAAGAACTCCAGGCGGAGATCGATTTATTAACTGAATGGAAACAAGCATAGAATTTAATTTCATATATTCAAAAGATGCCATAAAGGTAAAATCTTATTTAGGTACTGTACCAAGAAATATTGAATGTATCAATTACATGGATATTTTTAATAAGTTAACTAAGAATGACTTTTATCAATTTGAACCATCTGATGCTGTAGTGTCTTCTTACTTAATGAAACAATTACAAACCGTATTAGATAGGTCTACAACTACATCTATATTTTATGTTCTAGGTAATCTTAATGAGCATACAGTTAAAGGTATTAAAAGATATGTAGAATCTTTAACTACCAAAGAAATTGAATATAACATATATCATTCACCAGACATAAATGTAAACGGTAGTGCTAAGCTATTTGAAAATGTCGTGGAATTTGAATGAAAGCACACAGAATATTTACTAAAGGCCAAACTGTTTATTGCTTGCTATCTTCTTTTAGTAAGCCTAATGTTTTGTTGCCTATAAAAGGTTTAATAGTTGATACTCAATGGGATCCTATTAACCCTCTATATCAAATTCGTATTATTAAGATGTATGATAATATGAAGTACCTTAAGTCTCATTTTTTTGATATGAATTTTAAATATGAGTTTAATAATAGAGCTAGAAAAATGCCTATTAAAAAGGAAGACTTTAAAAATGTAAAATCATTAGAAGATAGATTTGATGAAAGTGATAGAGAACGGTTATATGTAATAGTTGAATCGGTTATGTGTAAGAAGACGAAAAATGATTTACAAGGGTTGTTTGAAAAAGTTCAGTTTTATATAATATCAAAAAACCTAAAAGAAGTACGGGACATATCATCCAGGCCTTTTTTTAAAGGTTCTCTTTCAACTGATAGTTCATATGAGTTTGATGCTAGGTTTAAAAAAGGTTGGACTGATAAGTTTAAAAAAGGAGATATTGACATTGATAAGTATCTCAACAGCTTAAGCTGAATATATACTAAAAATAGACTCTCTATATGCCATTCAATGATACAATAGGAAAACTTAACGATGCACTATTTCCAACTAACCCAAGTAAAGAAACTGCTAACCGATTAGGTGTATTTGGTGGGGAATCATTTGGATTTGCTCATGGAGTAGATACTATGTTTGCAAAAAACTTTTATGTAGATAAAGCTGTCCCAGATGAATTTGGTGTTGCGGTTGGAATGAATGCACCAGTACCTAGATCTATTTTTAATAAGTATGCTCTATTTAATTTTAGAGGATTATATGGTGGGCTAACCGGTGGCGAGGTTTTTAATGACTTTCATGATAAACCTAATAATCCAACAATGGGTGGTGATGCATCCAGGAATGTTTCTATTGCTAAACTTATAGAATACTTTAGTACTAATTATCCTAGAATTGGTTATAGCGCACAAGATTTTTTATATTGTAAATACTATAAACAAATTCCTGTTAATCATCTTATTACATTAAGAAGGTTCCCAACACCAGTAAATGATAACATATTTGATTTAACAGCAACACCAGGCTCTAAAGATCCTAAGACACCAACACCAAAAGAATCCGTTGATGCTACACAAACTGCAGGTGTTACCGCAGTAACTTATATGGGTGAAAAGACAGGTAACAAATTAGATGATTTATTAACAATGTCTTATGGGTTAAATTATAAGGAAGTTAAATCTGAAATGGAAGATATTAGTAGTGGTGACGGTGGTTATACATCCCAGCCTTTTTATTCTAAAATGAATGGTGTTGGTAAAGCTGGATTTGATGCAATGAAAGGTATCAGTTCAAGACAAAAGTTTGCCGCTCAAAATATGTCTACTGGTGATAAGCTAGGTACAACTTATGCTAATTTTGTAATAGGACCTGTTAATGTTATTGATTCTACACAGATTAGAGAGCGTGGTATGAAATTTTCAAATGACTTAAAGCTTAATTTTGAATATGAATTAAAATCTCTCAGTTATGTTAATCCTAAAATTGCAATGATTGACATTATTAGTAATATGTTAACTATGACTTATAATAATGGTCAGTTCTTTGGCGGTGGTCAAAGATATTATGGTGGAGCTGGAGCGGTTGCTAGCCAATTTGGAGATATTAATAAATTAAAACAAGGAGACTTTAGTGGATATATTGGAAGTGTAGTTACTGATGTTGAAACTGGATTTAAGAATGTATTCGGTGGAGGTACTGGTGAATTTAATTTAGAAAATGGAATAGAAGGTTTACTTAAGGTTGGTAAAACTATGCTAGGTAATATGCTAGGTGGATTTTTAAGTGATAATGTTGGAGCGGTTTCTGGTACACAAGCGTCTAAGGCATTAATTAGTGGTGAACCTACTGGTGACTGGCATGTAACTGTAGGTAATCCATTAAATCCAATTGTAACAATGGGTAATATGTATTGTGATAATTCAACTATGACTTTAGGACATGGTTTAGGGTATGATGATTTTCCTATGGAAGTTAAATTTGAAATAGATCTTAAACACGGTAAGCCTAGAGATAAAGGTGATATAGAAAATATGTTTAATGCAGGTCGTGGTAGAATTTATGCATCTGCTCAAGGTGAAGAAGATATTTTAAATTTAGCTGGTAAAGATGTTGCTACTTATGGTTCTGTGAAGGCTGGTAATTTCACAAAAGGTTTATCATCAACACAAGGCACACCAGCATCAGATGTTAAAAACGAAAAAATAAGTAACGTGAAGAAACAATCAACTGCAAATATATTTACTGATGATGATGCTGCATATGCATCTAATGCGGTGAGTATGTTTATTGATTCATAATATAATAATAAGGTATGGATGTAAAATCATTAACATTAAAGAATAAATTAATTATTGATAAAACTGGTGAGGGTTATTGGGATCTTAATGCTCCTTCATTTATTTATGATTCGGATTTAGGAGTTAAGGCATTACATTATGTTATGCAAGATCAGGTTGGGCGTATAGATAAAATATCATTTAAATATTTCGGAAGTGGTGAATTCATAGATGCTATTTGTGTTGTTAATAATATCTTCAATCCATTTAGTGTTAGTGAAGGCGATATCTTGGTTATACCTAATTTATCTAGAAAAGATCTAGTTTATAAAAGACCTAATCCTGCGACAAGACCTAACGATGTTCAAGAAGCGTATGTAGATACTGGAAGACAGAGTGAAAAAGATCAATCAAGAATCCAGAGGTTAATACAAAAAGCTAAAACAAAAGAATCTGGTGTAAAACAGCCAATGCCTCCTAATATGTTACAGCCTGGACAAGAGGCTAAAACCTTTAGTGGTGGTAAAATACAATTAGGAACTAACTTACCAAGTAGAAATACTAAACAATCGAATTAATATGTCAGCAGTAGAAAGAAATATACTAACAGTAGTAGAACCTACCATCGAACTTGATGAGTTAGAAATAACTGATGTTGAGAGTGGTACTGAAAATTCTGATGGTGATACTATGAAAGAAAAACCTAGTAAGTTTTCTACAATGATACCTCTTATTAGAATTAATTCATATGAAGTACAGGGTGATAAATTAGAAACATTTGAACTTAAGTGTACTGGTTTTTATCCAACATGTAAGTTTTCTTTTTATGATAGGGATGGAATGTTTACTGCTAGATTTTTTCCAAAAGATGGAGATATTATTCAATTGTATATCAGATCACAGGGTGATGAAACTACATTTAAGCCTATAAGAATTGATTTTACTGTGGAAAAAATAACTCCGTTAGGTGGCGGTGGTGCTACTGATTCAGCATCCCAAATTATGGTTGATGGTAGAATGCATGTACCTAATTTATTTACAGAGAAGGTTCAATTCCAAGATAATACTAGTTGGAATTCTTTATTATCTATTGCTGAAGAATTAAAATTGGGGTATGCATCTAATGTTGAAGATACTACAGATCAGCAGATATGGACAAACCCTTATGATACTGCTCAAAAATTTATAGAAGATATAACTTCTAATTCATACTTAAATGATGAATCATTTTTTACTTCTTATATTGATCCTTATTATTATTTAACTTTTGTTGATGCTAATAAGTTTTTCGGTATGGAAGATGATTTAGAGGTTAGCCAAATGTTTCAACAAAACGCAATGGATACAATGGGGAGTGGTGATGAAGAAGATAGTGAAAGCACATTTCCTAATATGTTAAGTAATCAATTAGATTTACAGGGTACTGCTAGATACATATCTAAATATCAGCAAGTTAATAATAGTGGAAAGATTAGTAAGAATAATGGATATAAAAGATATACACAGTATTGGGATTTAAATGCAAAAGAATTTATAAGTGAATTTGTAGATCCTATAACTAGTGATACGCCTGGTATGATACCTGTTACTAAAGGTAGAACTATTAATGGAGAAGTAGAAGGCCCAGTCGATCAACAGGTTAAATTTAAATTTTTAGGTACACAAGGTGATAATGTTCATGAGAATTATTATTACGCATCTATACAAAATTTTCAAAACCTTTCAGAGATTAATAAATTAGGTATGACGGTTGAATTAGATACAATTAATCCTGCTATATTAAGGTATACCAGAATTTATTGTCATATGATGGAAACTGCACAGATGGTAAAAGGTACTTTAACCGCGCCGGAAAATGATGAGAACGCTCCTAATGATTCACAAAGAAGAGCAGATACTCCCGATAATGCAGGCAGTGATGTTGATAATGAATTTGGTGTTATTAATGAATATCTTTCTGGTTTTTATGTTATAACAGGTATTGAATATTTTTTAACAAGTGGACCTCAGGCAGGTGGGGCAGGTTTAAAGCAGAAATTACATTTGCGTAGAAGAGAAGTAACTCCTTCTACATAAAGAATAAATAAAAAAAATAAAATTATAAATGCCAATATCAGAACTCTTTAATGCAGTACCGTCGGATGAAGTAACAGGCTTACTTGGTAATTTACAAAAATCATTTCCTAATAGTTATGATATGGCTAAGACGTTTGTGCAGACTTCATCATCGGCTGCAGGTGGTGGTAATGGGGTTACTAGTTTAGATGACCCTACTTATTTAGGATTTAACATTTACTTTGATAGAATGAGCCCTTTATTTGAAGGTGCGTTAGAGGGCAGCCCTGCGATTCCTGCTAATGATGATCCTTTTGCGTTGTCAGGTGGTGGTGCTGGTGAATTAGGTTCACACCCATCTGGTGAATCAGCTGTTGGGTATTTAAATAATTTAGGTGAAGTTACTAGAGCCACTTATCTAAAGGCATTCTGCCAAGGATTAAAAGAAATAGAATCTAAAAGATCTTATTACTTTCAAACTATAGAAGGTTTACAAGAAGCTTTTAATAAAACTGTTAACATGACACCTTTTGGTGGATCTGCAGATGGTGAAGGAATTACTGTTGGTTTATTAGAGGCAATAGATTTAAAAATGTCTGCTTTATTTAATCTTTATAAATCTGCATGTTATGATGTTAAGTATAGAAGAAATCTTATACCTATAAATTTAATGTATTTTACAGTTCGGGTTGAAGTAGTTGAAGTTAGGAGATTTAAACAAGTTAGAAATTTTATAAATGCACTTAATCCGCTTTCACCTGAACCAGAACTTAGTAAATTTGTTAATGAAAACTTTTCAAAGATAACTTTCAAATTTGATGAATGTACATGGGATGCTGGTGCTAGTGGGCAAGTATTTGCAGATGTTACAAATGTACAAGGCGCTGGTGCTATGGCTACTTCATCCATGAAATGGTCATACGGAAGAGTTGAAATAGAATCTCAATTTGCTGGTTACGATTCAGCTTTAGTAGATTCAGCACCTAAACAACCAAAAACTTACGGAGACTTAGCAAAAGGTGCAGGTAAAAAATTATTAGACAAGGCTATACAAGGAGCAGAGAATCTTGTGCAGAGAAAAGCATTAAGTTTTGTTCAAGGTTTAAAATTTGGTAATGTATATGGTTTAGGAAATCAAATTTTAAATACTATTAAAAATCCACAAGGCTTATTAAGTACTTTACAAGGTGCATTAGTACAAGAAGAAACTACACCAGGATTTACTAATCAGATAGGTACTAATATATATGAAGGTGAAATTGCCCCAGGTGGTAGTACGCAAACATTGGAAGTTAATAGGATTTTACCTGAAGGTGGTGACCGACCGCCATTAACACAGACTAATGTATTTACTTCCGCACCATCAGGACCGGCTCCACTAGAACCTAGCAATTTATTTGAAGGTGATATTCCACCAGGCGGTAGTACACAAAGTATAGAAAGTAGTAACATATTTGAAGATTAATAAATGGGAAAACTAACAGCAAAAGAGTTAAAGGATGATAATCTAAAAGGCACTCAATGGATTGGTATTGTTGAAAATACTGATGATGATATTTTTGAAGGTAGATGTCGAATTAGAGTTTTTGGTAAAATGGACCAGAGAGAAGATCCTGAAGATCCAAGTAGCGCTTATGTTATGCCAACTGAATCTTTACCTTGGGCAAGACCATCAGTTGCTTCATCAGGTGGAAGTAACACCGGGAGTGGTACATTTTCAGTTCCTAAAATTGGAACCATACTAAGAATAAGTTTTGATAATGGTAATTATTACGCGCCAGTATACCATGAGTCACTATACCCTTCTGATGAGACGAAGGCGGAGATAGAAGCTGCCTATCCTAACTCACACGTATTAATATATGATACAGCATTTGGTTTAACAGGTGACTTACAATCTGGTGATCCTACCGTTACTAATGAAAGGGAAGGTGAGCATATTAAAGTTTTCTTTACAGAAGAAAAAGGATTAATGATGGACTATACTACAACCGAAGGTCCAACTACCGTTAATGTAAAACCTGATAATTCTGTTGAAATAATAAATGCAAATGGTGATTCTATAATAATGCTTAATGACGGTAATATAACATTTACACATTCGGCTCAGTTTACAATAAACAGTGGAGCGGATACTGTAATTAATGCGACAACCGATACTCTTATTAATTGTGTTAATGCTGTAGTAACTGCATCTGCTGAAACTCATATTAATTCTCCAAGAATTAAATTAGGTGAAGCTGCGGCTGAGGCTGTCATTAAAGGTGATACATTTGCAGGTATATTTGATGGACATTCTCATATAGGTAATTTAGGTGCTCCTACTAGTCCGCCTACATCAGTCACAGCACCGTCTTTAAGTGCAAAGAATACAACTGATTAATATATAAACTATAAAAATAATTAAATTATGCCATTAGTTCCACCTATTTTAAACTCCGCATTAACTGCTGCATTTTCAGCTGCTATGTATGACTTTATTAATATATCAGCACAGCCTGGTACAAATGATGGGGTTGATAAATCAGCCTTAGCTATTTCAACAGCTTCGGCAACATTCTCAGGTATTGCTGGACCAGCGATAGATGCTTACATAAGATCACAGCTTATAATTTTACCACCAGGACAAGCCGTCGCTACTGCAGGGTCACCGTCAGCACAAGTTGGCGCAACAACTGCACCATCTCCACCAGCTCTTATTACATAATCTTAAACAATATAGATAATAAGAAGTATAATAACTAAATCTAAACTAAGTAATATATAATCTATAATAACCACTTTAATAAAAAATAATGATAGAACAAGAAATCACAATACAATTAAGTGATGATCCATTTGACACTGTAACAAAAAAAGTAATGGTACCTAAAGGAACTAAACTAATGTCTACAGAAAGTTATGCCGATGATCTAATGAAACTTTATGAATTGGATGACATTGAGGCTAAGAAATTAACAATGTCTGAAGAAGCAAATAATTATATAACACAAGGTGAGATTATTCATATTAAAAAAGAAACTCATATTATTGATGGGGAAAACGTAGAAGTTAAGATTGAAGCTTTAGTTGATATATCTAGAAAAAGTACTGCTGTTTGTATTTTACAAAAAGAAGATAAAGCAATAGTAGACCAATTAGAAATTGGTATGATGGTAGATATAAAGGTTAAGAATTCTAAACAAGGTACTTTATATGCGTCTATTAGTGATGCAATGGATGAAGTAAAAAGACAAGAAATTTATAACGCTATAGGTAATAAAACTATTGGATTTACTGGTAAAGTTAAAGAACTCATTCATGGTGGTTATTGGGTTGAAGTTGGCGGAGTTCAATGTTTTATGCCAGGTTCATTAGGAGGATTAAATAAATTACCTAACTTTGAAGCCATTGTAGGTAAAGAATTAATTGTGATGCCTATTACTTATTCAAATGAAAAACGAACAATCGTAGTATCTCATAGAGAATATTTAAGAACGATGATTCCAACCACCGTAGAAAAACTTAGAGAAAATATTAAAGAACATATCACAGGGTTTGTTACTGGTACCACTAAGTTTGGTATATTTGCAGAATTTAATGAATGTCTTACTGGTCTAATACCTAAAAATGAATTGGATGAGGATACTTTAAATAAATTTGAAAAGAGAGATATAAAAGCAGGTGATAGTATTAACTTTTGGACTAAAGAAGTTATATCTGATAAAAAAATCATATTAAGTCAATTAGGTCCTAAGATTGATTTATGGGATGGTGCAGATGAAAAATATAAACCAATGATGATCACAAAAGGTAAAGTAACTAAGGTAACTAAATACGGCGCATTTGTGGAATTGGAAAAAGGTATTAGTGGATTAATTCATAAAACTAAATTAAAAAATACCGAACTTTCTAAGGGTGATGAAATCGATGTTAAAATCGGTAGTGTTAATGTTAGTGATCGCAAGATTACAATGAACTTAGTATAACCTTTATCCTGGTTTGGAATATATAAACAAATCAGGATAAATATGTATTCTAACGAACAACTTAATGCTATACATTCTTCAAAGATAGGTTTTGAATTTGAGTTCTTTTCAAATGAAAACCTTGATCTTACAAAGGATAGTTTAGCTCGTACTTTAAATAAATCAATCAGAGTAGAGGAAAAGGCTCATAGTGATTTTACTCCAACAGAAAATATCTTTAAATTAGAACCAGATAATTCCGGCGGAACCGGAATGATTGAATTAGTAACTGGTCCATTACCATTTGTTGAGGCTAAGATAATCATGGCTAAAACTTTAAAATGGATTAGAGAAAATGGAAAGACTAATGAAAGATGCTCTATTCATATCAACCTTGCATTTGATGGAAAGAAGTTAGGACCAATTGTTAATATGTCTAAATTAGATGTAGGTAAATTCGTACTTAATTTTGATGAGAACAAAGTATATGAAGCTTTTCCAAATAGAAGAGATTCTGTTTATGCAAAGTCTATAAAGTTTATAGTTCCTTTAAGTGGTATGACTCAACCTTCACCAGAAAAAAATCTTTGGAAAAACTATATGTTTGTCAAAGAGAAGTATTATGGTATTAATTTTGAAAAGCTACAAAAGGGTTATATTGAATTTAGATATCTTGGTGGAGCTGATTATGAAAAGAAGTATTCTACAATACTTTCAATGACTGAACATTTTATTACTTCGTTATATGAAACTTTAGTTAATCCACAATATAACGAAACAGATTTAAAAGTTTTAGATAAGATTTTAGAAAAACATAAAACTGTTATTGAATCTTATAGAACCTATTCCTCATTTAAAGAAAAATTTCCTAAAATACATTTAATGATTGATCTGCAAACATATGATCAAATTGTTGAAATGTACTATCCTAAAATTAGAGAAAAGATTTTTGATTTAATTACTAAGGCTGATATGAATGAAGGTTTAATTAATTATGATGCTGATAGTGGAAGAATACAAATAAAAGATGCTAAATTAATGAGATGCTTTGAGATTAGTGGTGTTGATATTGTTGATTCAGTTATACAAGGTAATATTATAAATTGTGATATCTTTGGCTGTGATTTAAAAAATACATCAGTGTTTGAATCTAATCTTTTTGGTGCTACCGTTGCTGAAGATTGTAAAATAGAAGAATCATATGTTAGTAGAAATGTAATATGTGAAGAAAGTTATGTATTCGGTAAAAGAGGAGTATTTAGCGGGGAGATGATTGGTGGTATATTTAGACAAGGTAGAGCAACGCCTCTTGCTAGGTTTGGTGATAAAACCGAGGTAATAGAAATAGAAAAAATTAAGTAAAGATATGGCTAGGAATAAAAGTTGGTGCAACCCAGATTCACAGGAATGTTTAGATGCACTCATAAAGGAAATTAATGATGATTTAACAGTAGGTTGTCAAATACCTTTTACAGTACCTAAAAAGGAATTAGCTCATATCATAAATAGGGCAAAGGATTACTTTTATAAAATATATGAAGATAGCGTTGAAGAAATGTTTATTGCATTACCTGCTACTGCATGGGGTGAATCTGCATTTAGACAAGGCATAAGCCATAATGACCAAACCGGTGCTACGCCTAATAAGCTAACTGAAAAGGATGTTAACAATCCCAGGGGTGTTGTAAAAATGCCGTCTACTGTTTGGGCTGTTAATAATGTATTCCAAATAAATGGTTTTTCTGGTGAAGATGGTGGTTTTGGTAGTAATTCATTTTCTGCTGGTGATATTGATTTTTCATTAGATAAATTTATATACTCTGATGTGTATGGTGCAGGTCTTGGTTCTGAAGAATTAATGTATTATGTTATTAATGCTAAATATGTTGATAATGCAAGACAGGCTTTACAGGCGCAAATCTCTTATAATTATAATAGGCTTACTAAGAAATTTAGATTTATGGGAGAACTTCCTAAAAGAGGAGCGTGTATATTTCAGGTTTATAATACTATTCCTGACTGTGATCTTTTTCAAGACGAGGCTTTTATAAGATACTGTATAGGTATGGCTAAAATACAATTATCTAGAATATTAGGTACATTTCAATTTAACTTACCTGGTAATATTACTATTAATTACGATTTAATCTCTAGTGAAGGTAGAGAAGAGGTTGATGCTATCGTTGAAGAAATAAAAGGTGATGAAGGTGTTGATTATTTTTTCACAGGATAATTTATAATCTAAGACCCTCAAAAAATGTAGAGAATATATAATAAAAGAATATTCTCAATGATTAAAGAAATATACAGTAGAGACGTAGATGCACCGAAGTACAATGATGATGTAATTGAGGTGACAGATCAGTTACAGCAGCTTATCCTTAAGATAGAGAATTGTTTGTTTACAAGACAAGGTGATGTGCTAGGTTCTCCTAATATGGGATGTAATTTAGATGATCTTGTCTTTTCTTTAGTATTAAATGAATCTGTTATTGCACAGAAAATCAGTACTCAGATTCAAACATATTGCTTAAACAGCAGTAGTAGCCAATTTGGCATAGATGTAAGAGTACAATTTTACAGCTTAGTTGATAGGAGCGGTTGTTTAGTTGATATTTTTGTAAATGAAGAAAGAGTCATTGGGGCTTTGTTTTAAAATAAAAATAAAATAGTTAATGTCATTTTTTAGTAAAACCAGAATTAAAGCAACAGAGTTATTCTTTGATGCATTCCAATATCTACAACGTCAATATGACCAGGCAGGTGAAGTGTTTACACCAGCATCGCCGTTTGGGCAAATTCTTACTGTTGTTGCTAACTTAGGAGAACTTATTCTATTTTATATTGAAGCCGTTGGAACTGAACTTAATATTAGCAGAGCAAGAAATATAGAATCTATTTACGGTTTATCAAGATTAACAGGCCATGATCCTACTAGAGGAATATCTGCACAAGGGATTATAGGATTAAGATTAAATACTTCGGCAGCATCATTAGTTGAAGGTGATTACGTACAAATATTAAATTATGCGCCATTAGAAATAGGTCAAAATAGTTTAATGTATTTTATAAAATTTGATAGTGATTATATAAGATTAGAAAAAACATCAAGGCAATTTGTTAATGTTGAGCTTATACAAGGTAAGAGAGAAGATCAAACTTTTACAGGAACTGGGCTGGATTTACAAAGTTATAACTTAACTACAAAAGAGCCTACAGATCAATATATGGTTGATGTACATGTAGATGGTAAGTTATGGAAAAATGTTAATTCATTATATGATATGAATAATGGCGAGGAATGCGTTATGGTTAAAACTAGTGTTAACGGTGGATTAACATGTTTCTTTGGAAACAAACAATTTGGTGAACCGCCTGCATTAGGATCTATTATTAAAGTTACTTATGTAAAGACTAGGGGCTCTGCTGGAAATATAGGAGGTAAGAATTTAGATTTAAAATTTTTGGAGCCAGCTACCGATGCAACTGGCCAAGACGTTGACTTAAATACCGTTTTAGCATTAAACATTGTTAGAAACCCAATGTTTGGTTCTGACTCTGAAGATCCTTCATTTACTAGATTAATTGCTCCATATCAAAGTAATTCTTTTGTATTAGCTAATCCAAACAATTATATTTACTATTTAAGTAAGTATGATTATTTTTCTTTTGTAGATGCATACAATACAAAGGATGATGAATATTTAGATGATGATAATATAGTATACTTATTTCTTATACCTGATATTGCTAAAAAGATAACAAGTGATAAAGATTATTTTACTGTTCCTGTTGATGAATTTTCAATGACGGCTGATGAAAAGGAAATGGTATATGAAATTTTAAACGAAAGCGGTAGACAAATAGTTACTGCTGAGGTTAGAATTAATGATCCTGTGATTAAAAGATATGCATTAAATATTGTAATAAGATATGTTGAAGGGTTTGATAAAGATGAGATGCATGCTGCAATAAGAGAACAACTTAGTACTTATTTTATATACATTAATAGAAGAGATAGAATTCCAAGATCTGATATTATTTCAATAATTGAAAATGTAGATGGTGTTGATTCTGTAAATGTATTTTTTATATCGGAGGCTAATGAAAAAGCAATAGCTGATGGATTTTATGAAGTACCAGTGTATGGAACGGATCCTGTTACAGATCAAAAAGTATTAATAGAAACTAAAAAGGTAGAAATTAAAGAAGGTGAAGATCCTCAAATAGGTTTAGATGAATTTGGTGATGTTGTGATTGGTCCAGAAGATCTTGCTATCATAAGAGGTGGATGGGAAGATAGAAATGGAACATTATACGAAGTAGTACCTAATAAGAACGCTGTTAGTTCACTTAATATATTCTTTAAAGGTACTATTCCAAATAACCTATATAATAAAACTCAACAATCTAAGTTTCAAGATTTAAAAAGAACACGAGGGACAACGATTGCAACATCAGGAAACTCAAGAAGTACAAACACTGGAAGGTTAAAAGATAACCCTACATTAAAAGCAATACAAGGAAAGTAACATGAATAAATTTACAGAGAGAAGAACCGGTATGCCTAGTGTTTATAAAGCTACTTATGAAGAAGGTTGGGAATTAAAAAATTTAGGTAACGATTATAATGAAAATCTCATGAGAAATTCATTTTCTAATTATATGTTTAGAAATGAAAGACTTGGTACCTTTATAGATTCATACTTAAAACCTATTATGACTTTTTGGATTAATAAAGTAAAGTACTTAAGAATTTATTATAATTTTGGTGTACCTAAAGACTATCAAAAAATAGATTAAGATGGTTAACAATTGGAAAAATTTAAATTTCTTTGATAAGAATGGAAAGTGTTATAATTTTGATTATGATTCATCTGAGGATAAATGGTCAGGTTCTATTTACCTGTCTGAAGTATCTATAGGACTATTTGAAGTTGGTCAGATATTTATACTCGAGCAATTTGTTAACAAAAATACTAATACTAAAGCATTTGGTTTTCCTCATGGTATAGAAGTACCAACAGGAACTACAGGATCAACTAACGGTGTATGTAATTGGTTGGTGGAATGGCAAACATCGGACCCAACTGAAATTATGCTATTTCAATTCAACATGAATTTCAATAGTGGGACACAAACATCATTAGAGATGGAACCTGACGGTCCGCCTTTACAGATTATTACAGAATTAGAAGTACCTTTAGGATATGATCCTACTGAAACTGTTAGCCCAGATGGTTACATTGTAACAGATACTATTATCTCGGAGGCATTACAAATTAATATAGCAATAAGGTCAGAAGTTGAAAATACATATAAACGAACACTGTTAATTAAGGATGATTGTACAGGTAATGTTGTGGCTGAGATATTAGTATATGGTGAAACTATTTCCGAAGATGAGAGACTTAAGGTTATGACTCAGAATATGGGTTATAATGTTTTGGAATCTGATAGTGACATATTTAGAAATACAAATATTAAAGAATTACTTCCTAATTTTGAAGAAGTAAATTTAAAGAGAAAGGAAATAATGATGGAGGGTAGTAATATTTACCCCTTTATCGGTTCCTATAAAGGTTTAATAAATGCTATTAAATTCTTTGGTTATGATACTTTACAAGTAAAAGAATTCTGGAAAAATGTAGATGCAAACTCTCCTATGTTTGGTAAATATATTCAAAGTAATAATATAGCCCTCTTTGATCCTAAAGTACAGTTCAATGATAAGTCTATAACATTACCTAATAAAAAGTTTAGAAAAACTAGTTTATTTAGTTTAGTATATAGAATTAATGAAATAGTACCAGATAAGTATGATATAGAAGACTTACCTATAACCGAAGAGAATTATGATTTTACCATCGAAGAAATTTTACTTAAGCTATTTGGATTAAAGAAAAAATTAGAAAATGAATTTTTACCGCTTAATGCTAGAATAAAAGATATTACTGGTGAGGCTGATTTTTTCGGTTTATTAGAGGTTGTAAATACAATAAGTAGAAATGATAAGACAGAAATTGTAGCAGGAATAGATACTAATTTTAAGCTATCTACTGATGATTGTATTTACATGGAAGATTTAAGATCGTTTAGCCAATTTTGTTTAGCATCTGAAGCTATAGTTGATATAGCCATTATAAATTACTGTAATGCATTTATTGCACCTATATCATCTGCGGTGGGTATTGGTAGAAACTTATTACTTGGCCCTATCACACCTGGAGAAGTTTATCCACCTTCACCTATTGGTCCTGATCTGAATGGCCCTTTAGGTAATCCTAGCGATGGGTCTAATTATTTAGTTAAAGATTTATCGGATGCATTTCTTGCGTATTTTACTAGGTACGCCCCTAAGCTAAGTAAAGTAGGTGCATGGCCTGATGGTGAATCTTCATATTACTTACCAGATAAACCAGATATACCTGTTGGTGCTATGACGGTTTTAGAAAATACGTCATTTAATAATATAACTTGGGATAATGTAGATTCTACATGGAATCAATTAAATGATGCAAATAAATTTTTTACATTTGATATTGATCCGCAAGGTGTTTTTGTTGGTGATGTGTTTACTGTTACTGACCCAGATACAAATACTGGTGCTACATATACCGCTACATTAGGAGATACCGACACTGATGTAAGAAACGCGCTATACGATCAATTAATAAATTTAAAAACATCATTCACTGACCCTTGGTTATTTTGGGATATTACAAAGGAGAGTGGAGTTACTGGTGATGTGCTTAGGCTGTTCGGGCAAAATGTTGATAGACTAACAGTTACCTGTGAATCGTCCGTTGGTTCAGTATTGCTGTTTAGCCAATTGCCTGGAGAAACGCTATTTACTTGGGAAGGTATTGAGAGAGGAAATTTTGATGAAATAGAATGGACTATTTATAAAGATGCTACTGATGTTTCACCTTCTTATTATAGAGTGTTCAGAGGACCTATATCCCAATATAATAAATTACCATTAATACTACCGTATGTTGGTTTATATAGTGTGGAAATGAAGCTATTTGATCTCTATAACAATATATCATCCAACGTAAAGTCTGATTTTATTTGTGTAGAAAGTAGAGAAGTAGAATACTCTGGTTGGTACCAATCTAGGAAAGAAAATTATACTTGGAATAGTGAGTCTAAATATTTATGGAATGATTATGGGTCATTATGGAATTTACCAATTGAACCTTCTATAACATGGGCAGATGAAACACCAAGCCTATATTCCTCATTAGATAGAGTTAATGCTATTCTTAATAATTTTGGTTTAGGTACTTCTCCGGATTTTCAATTGTTAAATTATCAAGATGATGGTAAGGCCAGTTTTAGTGGACCTTATAGATGGGATAACTTAACCACTGGTGGATGGAATGACACTTATCATTTATGGTGGGATATGACTAGTACTACAGGTGATACACCAGCGTTCTTTCAGTTTAAAGAAGTTATACCTGAAACTTATCTCAAAATAATTGATGAGAATGGGGAAACCGCTGAACATTATTTTGATTCCACTATTGATACTTTAGCTAAAGCCGCATCAGGCTTAAACACTAGTAAAAATAAAATAATTAATAAGTATATTTATAATGTAGTATATGATGCTTCAAACAATCAAAAATTTATACAGGCAGTTTGTAGATATTTTGGAGTACATGGTGATTGGAAATATGTTGACATTGTATATGCAAACGGTGACAGGGTGTGTCCAACTACTGGAGTAACAGGTGTACCTTTCCCAACTGGTGAAACAGATTGTCCTAGTTTAATTTATAGAAAAGGTTTGCATAAAGCAAGTAATCCTACGTGGAATACTGCTAAGTTTATAAATAATGGTAAGACATTACCTAAAATGACTTGGTTAATGTTTGTTTATGATAAATGTAAGATACCTGGGAAGAATAAACCTAGATGGATTATTAAGAATACAACTAACTCAAACATGGCCGATATATATTTTGAGAGTAAATACTTAACATATCTGTTTAAGGAATCTGGTAAATACGAGATCACCCTTGAACTTACAGATACGAATGGGAATAAATATAAAAAGGGTAGAAATATCCTAGTAATAAAATAGAAAAGAAATGGCAATTAGCGTAACAGAAATTCTTGGAACAGATTCTTTATCAGGATCCAGGCTAGTATTGAATGATAACTTCAATATTTTGACCAGTGAAATCAATGCAATGGAGGTTTACTTTAACCCTACGGCTGGTACTATCACTAACCTTAACGATTTAAAAACCGAATCATTAAGAGTAGGATTAAGTACCATCTTATTAGATGTTAATGCTTCCACGTTTGATATTTTAACCAATGTTAATATGACAGGTAACCTAAACCTTAATGGTGGTGGTTTAATTAGAAATGATGTAGATCCACAAACATTAAATGATGGGTTTGCGACAGGATCACCTGGAGTAATTACAGTTGGAACTAGTACTGCAGTACCACCTTATACAGTTGAAAGGGTTGGTAATCAGACGGCAACAACAGTAACTATTCAACTTAACGATGGTTCAATAGGTCAAGAAATATTTTTTGTATATTCTGAAGCACAGACCGGTGTAATTAGTATTACCGGCGCAGTAACTCCATTAGTACTACCAGGTGGTACTAAAATTGATTTAGATGCGCAAGGTGAATCTGCTCACTTGTTATGTGTTAATGATGGTACAGGAAATGGGGTTTGGTTCTTAGTAGGTGGAACTGGATATACAATAAGTTAATAAAAAGAAAAACGATACATGGCAACGACGCCTTTAATTAAAACGCCGCAGGCTGATGGGGGTACATTTTATACCTTCTCTTCATCTGCACGAGATCTTTCAAAGACCCTTAACAATGATGAGCTTAAGTTGGTCTTTTCGAAGTTTGTGCTTTTAAATTTACCAGATTTTGATAAATTAGACCCAAATAGTGCAGCCTCTCTTACATTATCAAACTACATGCAATTTGATACCATTGACGGTATGATTGCAAGTGGTGGATTAAAAGGCGATCCTAATGTTAACTTTACTGAGAGTCTTCAGAATTACGCTCTGAACTTAGAAGAATTAATTATTAGTGATACTTCTTATGATAATACTTTACAGAGATCTGTTGCCGAAAGAGTATTCTTTAAATGGTTAAAAGAGACAGGTGCAATGAGGTACCGTGCTGCTACTAATCTTGAAAAGAATCCTGGTGTTGTTAGACCATTATTTGTAGAAGAAGATTCTATAAGCACAGCAACAGATGAGTATAACCGAGTAGTAAAATATGTAGGTGATATTGATATTGTAAATAATGTAGATAAAGCAGGTGAGGCTTATACAGAACTTTACATTAATGTTCCAACAGAAGTTGGTGGAACTCCTACTATTTTATTTGATTCTATTTCAGATGCTAATTATCAACCTAGTTTAAAAATACAAGGTAAAGATGAATTTATTTTAGGTCGTAATGCAAGTACTGTGCAACCACAAGGATTAAGCATTAATGCATTTTATGATTATGATCAACCTTTATTAAATCCAACAGGCCCTGCAGGTTATACAGATCCTAATGCGAATTGGATGGATGAACCAACCCCACCAACGACAGTAGATTCTTATTTTACTGAACCTGTTACATTTACTAATCCTACTAATGTTTTTATACAAAAATATCCTGCGGATTATGGTAGTCCTGCAGGTTTTAATGGATCTGCTTATATACGATCTGAGTTAGATGGAATTTCAGTTGACTTTACTCCTAATGATTATGAACAAATTGTAACTGATCCAACAATTTCTACTATAGCTCAATTTAATGGAACTGATTTAGCAAGCACATTTGAATTTAATGCAGTATTAGTTTATTATGATTTAGTTGATACTAGTAATACCGCAAACACTGTTACTAATTTATATGGTATTTTATTAGTAGATAATGTTACACCTACTACAGATGGTGGGTTTATTCAAAGATACCCTAAATTTAAACCTAATAAAGTTACAGGGCAAAATGGAAATAGTTATGGGTTTAAAATCAATTTGCGATTTGATGCTTCACCAGGATCAGCTGGCATCGATACAATCGTTAATGATTATAATACATTTTCAATGCAGCTCTTCAGTGAAGCAACTGCACAATTACAGGAATCGGCTAAAATATTCCAAACTCAACAATTAGAAATATCTACACTAGATCAAAAAGTTCAAACTTTAGAAAATCAAATAACTAATGTCGCTGATGTAACTTCATTACAAGCACAAATCACAAGCGTACAAGATCAATTAGATAATGCTAATTTGGCTTTTGCAAATGATACGGTTTTACTTGACTTAATTGCTAATAATTCAGATGAAATACAATCCATAGCAAATGGAAATGTACCTATTAGTTTACAGTATAATACAGATGTAGTTAGGCAAGGTACTGGAATTACGGTAGATACTAATACACCTAACTTAATTACTATTTCTTTAGCAACACAAGAGTATAGTTTTATGGTACCTATAAATAAAAACCAGGTTCAAATAACACCAACTAATCCATTAAATTTAAATCAAGCTATACCACAAGTATTTACAGAGCTTAAGACATATACTAACATGCTTAGGTTAGATACTGTGAATGAAGCAGGTGGTGATTTAAATATTTATGTAAATGATACAGGTATACAATGGAAGACAGGGCAAACATTAAGGTTAGCATTTAATAATACTTTAGATATAGGAGCAAGAAATATAAGAGTATGGACGGATGCACCAAGTAGACTTAATAACGGTTCTTATGGAATGTCCATGGGAGTAATACAAAACGCAGAGATAACATCATCTAAGCCTATCATAGAATTTATATGTACAGAGCAAGGTGTTCTTAATTTCGTATATGATGTAATTAAATAAATAATAAAAGAAAGACGAAAACTAATGGCTGAAAATAATTCAATATCAACAATGTTACCGGAGCTTCTTAGACTTTTTAATAATTCATTAGAAGGGTTTGAGAAGGTTAACCAAGCCATAACTTCTAGTAATGAATCTGTGACTATTAATATTCAAAATAATGATGGTACTAATTCAAGAGTTACTATACCTAGTTTTGGTTTTCTTAAGAATTCAGTAGATAGGCTACAAACAAATATAGATACTATTACTAATGTAGGTGGGCAGAACAGTTCAATAAGATTAGCTGATGGTACATTTAGAAAATTAGTATTAGCAAAATTACCAACAGAGGCATTAGATTTAACTTCTATAAATTCTATTGAAAATTTTAATGTTAAGCCTAATTGGTTTTTTGAAGAATTAATTAATCCACTATTATACATTTCATTTGATTTAACTGGCCAAGTACCTATAGATACAGAAAGAGCTATAATTCAAAGGTATATACTAAGTACTAATACTCAAACCAAGATTGATTATTTTACTAATGCGTTTTTAGGTAGAGCTGACATTAATTATGAGAATTTTTTAGAGAGCATTGTTCAGAGAAACATTTCTTATGTACTAGATGAAGCGGTAGTTGATTTACCACCAAGAGTAAAAAGGTATACTGGTAACTTTAGTGTACTAAGAATTTCAGATGCTACAGTTACAGAGGAAATAAACGGTGTTAGTGTCACTTCACAAAGGAAACAATATAAATTAAATAAGATATTTTATACTGATGTAGAGGCTGATTTTGATGACACTGTGCAACTGTCAGTAGGTGATAGTTTAGAGGTTATAACTAATCCTATTACAACAAGATATAAAATTACAAAAATAGATTCAAGCACTAACACAGTTATTGTAGAATTAATTGAAGGCTCTGCGGCAATAAGAATTGGTGCTGATGTATTAAAAATAGCATCATCGCTAGAAGATAATGTACAAGTAGATGTTACTGTAGGTTTTAATGAACGATGTGTTACTTTTGTTAAACCTATTGACCCAGATTCAAAAATACCTTCAGTTAACTGGTCACCAGGAAGCGCGTTTTTCACTAACACGTTAACTACACTAAATGAAGCAGGGGTAGAACAAACATTAGCAGAATATTACCAACAGAGCGCTATTGATTTTGGGGCAATGTTGCTTTCGTTTGCTGATGATAGAATGCCTACAACTAGAGAAGGTGTAACACCAAATGCACCAACTCTTAATGATGGAGATTTTGGAGTAAAGCTTATTAATGGGCAGGTAAGTGATTCACCTGCTATCGTAGAACTTACAGATTTAAATAATCAAAAGAATACTATTGAATCAACTCTTAAAGAATTAGATGGTGCAATTTCACAGAGTAGAACTAAAATACAAACAACAAATTATTCAACAGAGGTTGAGCGTGATGCTGATGTAAATGCTTTACAAGGATTAGTAACCGAGAGATCATCACAAGGGGAATTATATGCGTCGGTTGTAAAAGAGATAGATGCTAAAGCTAAAGATAATTCAGTATCAAGTATTTCACCTAAATATAGAGCAAGAGGATTTTGGGCAATGCCAGAGGAAAGGTCCACGCCAGCTACCGGTACACAATCTATCGTTAAATTTAAAACAAGATACCGCTATCTATCAAGTGATGGCGCAGCTAACCCAGTAGACCAATTTAATTTTATTGATGGATCAGGTGTTAGTCAAGGGGCGTTTTCCAATTACAATATTATAGATAGTACATTAAGACCAAGAATTAAGAATAAGATAACGGGTGTTTATGAATGGGTTGAGCTAAATGCAGATAATGCAGATGCGGTTAATATTAATCAATTAGATATTCCAATTAGAAAAGGTGAACAGGTTGAGGTGCAAGTTAAGTCTGTATCTGAGGCAGGGTGGCCTTCTAATCCATTAGAAAGCGATTGGTCAACTAGTATAATTATTCCATTTCCTGCAGATCTTAGTTCTGATAATGCAGTTGAAGCTATAATTAATCAAAATCAACAAGATGTAGCAAAAGTTTCACTAGAGGAAGATTTAAATGAATTAGGAATACAACAACACTTAAGCAGTTCCTTTACTGCAAACGAAACTTATTTTGCTCATTCATCTCCAGTGATTGCATCAGGGTTCTTATCCGAAAATCAAACACCTATTGATCTATTTACTAAATTAACTGAAATGCAAAATCAGTTAGATTTGTTTTCTGAAATTCTTGCAAATGCACAGGGTGAACTGGTGGTTACTTTAATTGATGATCAAGGTAATGTTACTAACTTACAAAGGAATTCGGTTACTAAAGTTTTTGCTGGTTTCTATTCACAGGAAGTTTCTAACTTAGATGATCCTAGAGGAGCTGTTATTTCAAAAACATTCTTTATTAACCTAGCGAACAGAGAACAGACTGGATTAAGGTTAATTTCTAGAATAGCCGGAAATAGAAAGAGAATGGTTAAACAATCTGAGAATCCTATATATAGTGTTGCTGATGTAACAAGCGGTTCTACTATTTTACCAGCAACATATGCATGGCTAGATAATAGTTCAGTGAATCAAACAAATGGAAGAGCAACATATTCCTCTGATGATTCTGATTATAACACTATTAGAAAATATGATTTAACTCCCTTACTTTTAACTAATCCAAAGTTGTCAAAACAAGTTAATGGTGGTTGGAAGTATGGGCAAACAACATCATTAGCGCCATTTCAATCTACACAAAATAAAAATCAATTTATAACAAGTAGATTTAGTGACGTATCATCAGAAGAAAATTTCTATAGTTACATAAACCCAGCAGGTGATTTTACATTTAATTTAGATACTGCTGAAAACTTTTACGGAAGACCAACTGACACTAGCGCAAGCGATGAAACCGAGTTTATTTGGGGTGCAGGGTTTGATGTAACTACAGGGTTACCTACCACATCTGCTAGTTACGGTACAGTTGCATTAAATGATGATGTATTAGAAGTACATACTTCTCACCCTATAATAACAACAATGGATGCGTTTAGAACTGCATACATTAGTGCTACTGGTGATACTGTTACACTAGGTCAACCTGGTGATGCTATCACAGCTGCGCAGGCTGATTGTTCAACTGCCGGTAATGGAACTGCAAACATTATGTTTAGACAATCTAAATTTATGCCATTACAATCGGACCAGGACCTTGGTAAACTACAAGCTATTTATTTAAATGAAGATGTTATAGATTTATCAGTACTTGCTACCGCGCCTCCATTGGCTGGCCAAACATGGACATCTGGACAAACAATATCAGCAAGTCCTAGTATAGTTGCAATTGGCCCATTATCAAACCCAACGAATGCTAACCTTGTTAATGGTGGTAAAGGTTATGAGAGAAATGTTAAAAATTCATTTGAAACATTTGATCAATATACATTAGGGAAAAAATCATGCGGATCATATTTATTTATGTCTGCTGATGATCATCAAAGTTTGCAAATGCAAGGCGATTCAATACAATCTTCTGCTATAATAGGATTTGGTCAACAAAACTCTGTAAATATTCCAATGGTATTTCAGTATAGAATGACTGATTATTTTGGAACAGGAACAGGCTCAGAAGGTGGATTAGGAAACATTGCTGGTGATACTACACAAGCAACTGTAAATCTTACATATGCCAAGAAAATAGGATTTGATATATTTCCTAATAACCAAGATGTTTATCAATATGATATTGAAATATTTTCTAAGTATAGATCAGATAATCTTAACCTAGATGTATTCCCATCCAAAACTGTTACAAAAGGATTAAATGATCTAGAGAAAGTATTAACTAAATTAAGTCCTACTGTTACTGCTACTAAAGTTAACCAAGTGGTTAGAAATGGTGGTGGAGGCGGAGCCGGAGGTGGAGGTGGAATGACCAGAGGGTTTGCACAAGAAAGTGATAACAGCGGAAACTTCCTGTAACATTTAATTTTCATTACCTTCATGGTGAATAAATAAAAAAAGTGAAACTTAAATGTCTAAAAATCTCTTTGATAAAGCATCATATAGTATAGCCAGAACTAATCCTAAGCTAACAGGTAATGTTAAACTTATTAGTGACGGTACTGACTTATACTTAGAATCATTTAGTGCAAACACCGAACTCTCATCATCTGCATTTAAAGCATTTAAGATAAGCGGTAAAGATACGTATGATCGAGATGTATGGAAATTTTTTCAAGGTGGTAGATTTCCTGCTAATTTAGGTTATGAAGTATTTCAAGAATTCCAAGACATATCAGTATTATCACAATACCAGAATCAATATGAAATGTTCTATTCTGCAGGTACACGGTCCGTATCGTCTAACGCATATTCCGATGATCTTGGTCTCCTTGCTCCAATTTGGTTAAATGAACAAATACCAGAAAACTTTGTAATATTTAGAATAGATAACCCAGCTGCTGTAAATAATATAAATGAAACTTTACAAAATGCAAATTATTTAGACGCACAAACATCCTCAAAATTTACAGAAAATGTTTTGCAAAATTGCACGGCAATTAAAACCTTTGATTTATCATCTAATAGTTTGCTTGGATCATATCTTAGAAATTATAGATTACAAGAATCTTTTCCTAAGTCACCTCTTAACATTTCATGGAGAAAAGATGAACCTATACAATGGGCAGGTATAAACTATACCAAGGGTGGGTTTACGCAATCAGGTAGTTTTTCATATGATGGTTTAGTTACACAAGATACTACAATAATAAATAATGAATACTTTTTTACTGAAGGGTTTGAGAGAAATAAGGTATTATTAGCAAACCTTATTAATATGGAATTTTTATTTACTGATGTTAATGCTAATGATTATTCAATAAACAGATATTTTGGTTTATATGTTAATGAAATAGAAGAAGGAAAGTTTGATATATCAGGAGAAGGTTTTTATAAAAATACTGAGAAAACCCAATTACCTAAAATTAAAACAATAACTGAGGTTTCTGATTTACTGAATACTCCATTTGAAATGACAAATTCCGCAGGGGTACTACTTTTTCTAGACCCTACCAAAACAACCACAGTAACAGGTTTACCTACACCAAATAGAGTTAATGAAGTTGAATCTATTTTTTACGCAAAAGATAAAGATAACAATTACCATACAATTAAGAAGGGTTCCAATTGGGGAGAAAATCAAATAAGATTATTTGACACAAAACTAGATGTATCTAAGTTTGCAGGGTTTCAACAACCTGACACTTTTGCAAATGCTACTATTTTACAACAAAAAGGTAAAGCTACTAGTAGTTTTAAAATATTAGATGAATTAGTAGACGGTTTTAAAATTACATTTTATGATGGTGTTGATTTAGTAGGAGAGATCGCAGCCAGTACTGCTGAGTCACCTATACCAGGTAATAATAAAATGCAATTTTTTAATCCTAGTGGTACACCACAAGAAATTGCCCAAGCGATTACTTTAGCCATTAATCAAGGAATTTCACCAGAGAAAAGATTCTTTGTGGCATCTTATAACGATGATACCATATATGTTCAGTCTAGGTTTGGTGGTAGCAGATTTAATAGGTTAAGTTTTGAAATTGATTTTATCCAATACCCATTGATGATAAATTCCATATCATCATATCCAATTACATCAGAGGTTGAAACTAGTAAAAACTTCGTAGGAGGTAATGATGTTAATGGTGCTTTACTAAAAGTTGCTAATGGTGACCAGGATAGGTTTATTAAGGGCGATTTTATACAGTCTAAAAGTGGCTTTGCTGAAATAGGTGATTGGGTGCCATATCTAAATAGTCCTATTATAAATGATAGAAATAAACAAATAGGATATAATGAAGTAGATGAGTATGTTATAATAACTTTAGATGATGACCAGATAAATGTTACTAGGAGTGGTCAAGTTGCTTTATATTCAGATTACCGATCTTCGTTTGGTAGATTTTCATTTTTCCCAGTAAGAGATTTTGATTATGATTTTTATAGTAAGATGTATAGTCAAATGGGCGAATTAAATTATGAGTATACTCACTATAATCAAAAAGACGCGCTAGGAGCATATGAAGGAATTAGTACTAACCCAGAAATAAGAGAATTTTACGATAACGGTGGATTTACCACTTTAATAGGCTTGCTTAAAAACGCGGACCCTGATGTTAATGTTGAATCTATTATTAAATGTGAATATGATAGACTTGAGGAAAATTATATAAAACAACAAGCAGTAGCATCTAGGGTAATACCTTATATAAATAAATGGTCATGGTTAAACGATGGTAAGAATGTTAGAAATGTACCTTATAATTTAAATTTAAGCGAGGCATTTAGCCAAAACAATTTTGCACCTTCTAAATATTCAGTAGGACAGGTTCCGTTAGGGTTTACTCATGAGTGGTATTACTTATGTGAATTTCCTTTCTATTTTAATAATGATGCTATCTTAAATTCATGGAGTTATGTAGATGCTGCCCCAGTTGATACTAAAGAAGAAAACCCTTTAACCGGACAAGCGTATACACCAGGAACATTCCAAAAGGTTGATAAAGATTATTTTAATGATTATTTTATTATAGATAAGTTTACTGCTGGTGGTAATATTAATCTTATAGATAGACAATTAAGATATGGTAGATTTAGTGGTGGTGATGAAAAGAATTTTGCGGAAACATTTTTGAGAGGGGTTAGAATAATTGCAAAACCTAAAGCAAACCCACTTGATAAACCTAATTTTAATGCGAGATCGTTAAAATATATTAATGATGGAAGATTTAATGAGTATAGATTTTCAGTAATGTTAATACCTAATGCAGATGAAAAACCTGAAACACAAATTAAATTTGTAAAGAATGAAAAATGGAAGACTGTTGTAATGATGGTATTTTTAACTTTAGATAATGAATGTATAAATGCTGGAAAGCAAGAAATAGATAGAACTTCCCTTTATTCATTAGAAAGTGATTATAAAGTAGGATTACCAGGTAGTGCTGGAGAATGCGAACCTAAAATAGACCCCTCAACCGGAGGTTATTTTTATTTAAATGGAGATGTGGATGGTGCATTAAACTTAACAGCAACCTCATTTGACATACAGGCAAATGCATACTTAGTACAAGGTGTACCAAACATTAATGGAATACAGCCTAGATTTTTAAGGGATATTACTATTGGGGCTGGTGGTCAATTTAATGATATTGAGTTTGTAATTAACGGGGATGTTTATAAGTGTGAAGGGATATCTAGAGTAGTCTCAGATTCTCAGTTTTATTCAGCGGTAATTACAAAGAACGGTGCTTCATTTGTACCAGGAGGATTAACTCCATCCTCGTCTGATTTATTAAATGCTACTTATGTTACTGTGAATGGTGGATTTAATGCATACTCTGCACGACTAAGGGATGTAGGTTTTGCTACCATATTTAAAAATGTTAACAAAGGTAATCCTAATATTATATATGAAACTATTGACAAAGATGGGAATAGGTTATTAGATGATACTGGTAATTTATTACAGACGTTTGTAATTGAATTAAGAGCACAGGCGGATATTTTAAAATCTGTATATGTTGGAGTCTTGCCTGATCCTTCTAAGCCTACTGTATTTAACCTTACTGATATTATTGGGTATGATTTATCTTTACAGAAAAAACCTAGAATAACACCAATAGGTAGGCATGCTGGATATTATCAACCAACTTCATTAAATTTATTTTCATTTAGAGACCCTTATTTAGACTTGGATTTTAATAGCGGTACACCAATATCTGACGAGGCATATAAATTAAAAGTATTAGAATTATGTAGATATGCTAATACTCAATTTAATAGCAAGGATGTTGAAAATTTTGGACAGATCAAAAATTTATTTTATCATAAAGTAAATGAAGAAGATCCTTCTACTGTATTAGAGCTATCTAGAGATAGTGCATATCTTAGTGTTTATCCACTAATTAATGAAGTAGGAATACAAAGTAGAGATTTTTATATGTTTTCTTCTAATTGGGAACCTGCTTATTTTAGAAAAAGTATAGATAAATCTCAAATAGAATCCATTATAGGTACTAAGGCTATGACAGAGCGAAAGTCTTTTTATGGATCTAAATACTTAAAGGTACCACAAGAAATAAAATTAGAAACTTTTGTTCATTCACCTTTTATACGTGATGCAATAAAACAACCTAGTTTAATAGATGGTACATTTATGACAGAGGAAAACAAAACTTCAATCGTCTTTTATAATTTTATTCAAAAGAGATTAGTTGAATTTCTTTTTAATCCTATTAAAGAACAATTTATAAATTATATAAAAGACGCTTTTAGCTTTGGTGATATTACAACTATAGATGATGACGTAGAACGATACATAACTCAAAATATTTTACAGCTTTATAAAATATCTAATGTTAATTTTTATGTAAAGTCTACGAGACAAAAACAACCGTTAGATTATTCTACAGCAGAATTAACTGATGCAGAAAAAATATCTGATGGTTTAAGTATAAATACTTCAATAGGATCAAAGCTCTTAAATACTAATCCATTTGATTTAAAGCTAATATATAACAAAAGGAAAGGTTTTACTGAGGCGTTTGGTTTTAGTATTACTATAGTTAAAAAATAAGAATTAGAAATGGCAATCACCATACAAGATTTACTTTCTTCAGATACAGTTTCACAGGCAGTTGATAAAATTAATTTTAATTTTGATCAATTATTACTGAATGGTGGAGGGCCTGTTGGACCACTTGGACCAGCCGGACCAGCCGGGCCAATAGGTGGTAGAGGAGAAAGAGGAACAGAATGGTACGAAGGTACTGATCTCCCAACCGTAACCCCACCAACAGCAACACCATTAAAGGCAGATTATTATCTGCAATCAAATGGAGATGTTTGGGAATACAGTGGATTAACTTGGGGTAATACTGGAATTAATCTAACTGGACCACAAGGACCAACAGGAGCATCAATAGGGTGGTCTCAGTTTGGTAATAGTCCTAACCCAGGCTCTGCTGGTACTGATAATTATGATCTTACTGCAAAAAATCTTTCTTACCCAGCATTAATACCTAGCGGCTCTAATACGGTTAGTACAAACAACCAAGGTGTCCCTGCAACAGCATTCGGTATAGCAGGACCTAATGACAATGACTATCCTGGTGTACCGTTAACTTCAGCATTTCAGTTATCAACAACAATGGCAGGTCAATTAGACTCATCAAAAGTAACTATGCTAGTTCATCAAAAAGATACTGGCGTTAGAGCTATGTCATTTATGGGTGGTGGTGCTATTGCTGGAGAAAACTTTGAACAGAATGATTTAACAAACCTATCTACTATATTTTTAAGTAAAGATGATAGATTAAATATTGCTATACCTAAAGCACCTGTGTTAGGTTCTACTGCAGATGAAAGAATTGGTTTTAGTATTGATGCAGGCTTTAGAGGTCAATCATTTAGGGCAGGTAATGGATTTACATTTACAACAGGTACTAAAAGTAATACTTCTTTTCCAGGTGATACATCTGATGTATCCTATATTTTAAACTCATTAACAGGAGCCGGTGAAAATGCTAAGTTTAATGTTAAAACAATAGGAACTGCTGGTTCTAACGATTTTACTATTGGAGAATTTCCATCTACTTCACCTTCACCAAGTAATGTGTATACTGGTGGAATGGTTTCTTTAACTAATAGATTTGGAGTTTACGCAGGTTCTCAAATAACTTTGGAAACTGCAGCATCTGGTGAGATTACATTAGTAGGCGTGAACAATACCTTAACTGTATCTGATACTTTTATAAATTTATCAGCGTCTGGAAATTCACCAATAAATATTACCTCTGTTTCTGGAAATATTACATGCGATGCAAATTCTGGTGAATTTAGAGGATATAGTGATGTAAAGGCAGAGCTTAAGTCAGGTACTAATCAAATTGCAGCAGAAGGCCCTGGTGGTGATATTAAACTTAGCGCACAAGAAGCTAATTCTGATATAACTTTAACAGCAGCACAAGGTATCGGAGGGCAAATAAGACTACTATCCGCAGATTCAATTAGATTAAATGGATCAGGTGCAACGGACCCTTATATTGTTTTAGATTATACGAACTCTAACACAAATCATAGATTTATTCAGTATAAAGGTAGACAAGCATGGGGTGATGCCGGTGTAGGATTTACTGGTACAATACCAGAGGATCAGTGGATTTATTTTGCTCCACCAGTAAATACTAATGAAACTATTCAACGATTTGGTAATGGTAATGGAGGACAACCTAACGGTACAATGTGGCAAGTTTATAATGGTGGTGCTGCTAGTGGAGAAAGTATTGCAATAGGTAGGCCTGATTATCCAACTGGGAATTCATCCAATTATGCCGGTATATTTGTTAATAGTGCTGATAATGTACCACAACAAGTGGACAACGGTACTACTTCGGGCGGTGCAGCATCTTCAGATTATAATTCAGCTGAACAGTTTAGAGTAGATAAACAGAAAACTAAAATAAGTAATAAATTAATTTGGGGTGGACAAAATGGAATTGATACTAATTATTATGATCCTTATCTAACCTTCGCGCCAAATCCAGATATAACTTGTTTTACACCTTACTATAGACTTGTTGTTGGTAGGTTTACACCAGTTACTACATCAAATATATCTGCACTACCAGCTTCACCTATCATATATAATTTAACCTTTAATCTTCAATTTAACACCGCTCTTGAGACTGTTGGACAAAGAGTATTAGTTGAAGTAGTAAATGTACCTAGTAAATTTGTGCTTACTACAGGTTCATGTTTTATTGCAGGTACTAGTATTAGTTTAGGTAATGGTGATTATAAAAATATTGAAGATGTTAGCCAAGGTGAAACGGTTATAACCTATAATGAAACTACAGGATTAAATGAAACTGGTATAGTAGGATCAATCACAGAGCACCAAGCCTCTTCTGTTATTAAGTTATTATTTGTAGATGGAACTAGTATTACTACAACACCAGAACACCCATTCTTTATAGAAGGTCAATGGGTTAAGGCTGGTGAATTACATGTTGGAAATAATACTCATAAACTTGACGGTAGTAAATTAGCAATATCTGAAATTGAATTAATAGAAGAACCTCATACAGTATATAACTTATTAGATGTAGGCAATAACCATAACTTCTATGCAAATGAAACATTAGTACATAATAAAGGTGGTGGGACTCCACAATCAACAGTAAGACAGAGATATGGGAATATAACACTGAAGTATTGCCCATGGGGGGTTAATGGTACCGGAACTGCTGGATCGGGATTCTTTTCGACTGTAACTGCTGGTATAGTAAGTGCGTCAGAGGTTACAGCAAGTAGTAGTGGAGGTGGTTATGACGTGGTTGGAACTTGTAAGATATTTGAATTTGTATATGTTGGTCAATCAAATACATTTTATAATTCTAATGCTACTGATACTGGAAATGAAGCTAAAATAGTAACGTCAGGTTGGCGATTCATAGGAGCCACTGATTCTGCCTTTTTCACGGCGGGTGTTGTACCAGATTTGAATATGACATTTAATAGTCTTACTACAGGCGGGAGTGAAGGCGGTTAATTAAATAATTAAATAAAAGTAAAATGAATAAAAAAGAAAGAAAAGAATTATCTGTATTTATAGACAGATATAAAGAAATTGAAACTTCTATAGAACTTATGCAGAAAAGTATTTTAAGTTTAGCAGAAAAAAGAGATGAGCTATTTGAAGAATTAGATACTATGAAAAATAAAGAAAAAAAATTCATGGATGGTCTAATAAAAAAATATGGAGAGAGTAACGTAACACCTTATAAACTAAAAGAGATATACGAAGAAGGATTATGATCATTTTAAAAAACATAATAGGAATATTAACTGATCCTAAAAACACGAGAATGTTTTTATTAGGTAGTATTGTAGTGTTATGTATTTTGCTATTAAGACAATGTCAAGCAACAGGCGAAGCTAAAGGCGAAGCAAATAGAATAGATAATAATTGGAAAGCCTCATTAGATACAATAGAAAATTATATTGATAAAAATGGTAATGCAGCTGCAGAGATAAGAGCATTAAATTTATCATTGGAGGAAATTGAAGATGAATTAGAATATGAAAAAGGGAAGCCACCATTAACAGTAATAAAAACAGAAACAGTTATTAAAGAAGTTATAGTAGAAGTTCCTGTTACTATTGTTGATACTATAATAGGTAATTTTAATTCAGCCTTAACACTATCAGACACTGCGTCATGGGGTAAAAGTTTTAGAAAAGTAGGTGTTTTTGTACCTTATGAAATTGATGGTACTTATATAGATTTTGGAGGAGCTACTATTGACTTAAATCAAAATATATTTTTATCTGCTTCCTTAACAAGAGATAATAAAACAAAAGAATTATTTGTAAATCTTTCAACTGATTATCCTGGTACTACATTTAATAGTGCTGAAGGTATATTAATTGATCAAAGAAGCAAAGCGTTTAAAGATTTGCAATATCAAAATAGAAAAACATTAGGCCTTGGATTACAACTAGGTGTAGGATTAAGCGGTAATGGTGTTTCACCATACGTAGGAATAGGCTTGAACTATACACCAAAGTTTTTACAATGGTAAATAAATAAAAAGAATGGAATCATCTAAATTCATACAATTATCCGATGGGATTTTACTAGAGTATATTTATACTAGTCAGTCTAACCCAACGGAATTTAATACAGGTAATTATCCTATTGAGATAATGAAGGATGGTCATACTGGTGGAAGTTACTTTTTTAATACTGAAAGTGTTTCAGTGGAGATGGGTAATTATCGTGATATATCAGTAGCTGCAATTAATAAAAACAAAACACAGTATGCGTATTTGGATACGGATATTGGCGTACCCTATAATGATTTTGATCCAGAATTAACTGATAGTGTAAATTTATTACAATCATTTAACCCACAGCAAAATATTGCATATGATAAAATAAGAGTTCATTTTGTTGCAGGATTTACATTTACAGGATATGATGGTATAATATTTGAAACATTAGTTCCTAGAAGAGATGGAGTAGAGCTTAATCTATCATCAATCAATTTTCTAAAAACCGATACACCTGTTTTTAATCCTGATCCTGTATTAATAAATGATAAGCTATATGCAACATATATAGAATGGAGAGTCCCTTCATTATTTTATATGAATAATTCTTTTAATACAGCAGACCCAAATGGAATAGGATATAGGTTAACTGAAGGACAAGGATTCTTAAGCACACCTACAATAACATTTAAAGCTACAGGTATATATGAGACAATAGTAGACAATGGTTATAGTTATTATAATGTAGAAGAAATAAATGCAAATACTTTTGCGAGCAGGGATATCTATGATGAACTATATGCAGAAGTTAAGGAGTCGGATGGTGGCGATTATTTTGAATTAAGCGGACAAGTAACAGGATCTACCTTTGCTAATTTTATCGCGCAGTTAAATTCATCAGGTGGTGACTATGTAGTATTTCATGAAATAAATGTAAGTGAACAAATTAATACTACGTTTGTAAAAACTAGTACTCAGGTATTTACACAAACTACTAATTTTGATAATCCTATACTATTTAGACCAATTATTTTAAATAGCGCAATCGCAGCTTCATTTTCAATTAACTATATGTTAAGACTTTATAACCGAGCTGATAATACACAAATAGTAAAGATTGCAAAACTAACTTCATTTGATGTTAATAAGTATGGTAGAAGATTAATGAAAATAAATTTAGGAGTTGTACCAACCGTTGCTAATGTATATAACCAAATAGCAGCAGATGACGGTAAAAATATAATTGTTAGCAAAGGTGTTAGTACATCAAAACCTGGAGAAACTTCTGATCAAATAGTAGAGCAATTGGTAGTAAAAACTAAATATGTTACTTCATTTAGAGATAGAATAAATATAAAAGCTGCAATTTCACCAGCTAAAATACAAACAATAACAGAAGAAGATGGCAGCACAACAGAATAAATCAAAAAGTATATCTAAAGCAAATCTTACTAAGCCGGCTATAACAACTAAACCGGTTGGAGTACAGAGCAATATAGCTGTTACTAAAAAAGAGAGGGAATATTTTAAAAAATTTACTTCATTAAATCCTACGGCCGAACCTTTACCACAAGGAGAAGGTACTATAAGAATATCTCCCTTTGAT